TTATGACGAGCCAAACGACACCAGCTCCATATGTAGCTTCAAGCGGCTACATTAACGCATCGTATCAGCCTTATGAGGCATTTGATGGGTCAGTTTCCACTTCAAACAGTTGGATCAGTATTGGATTATCAAGTGCTAGCCAAAACTGGCTGAAGATTGACATGGGTGCGCAAACGACAATGAGTGCAGGGCAAATCCGTTTCTATCCGAGAAATCTTTTCGCCTATATTGAAGGGAGCAATGACGATGTGACCTACACACCTTTGCACGGCCCAATCGATTGCGCAGCGTATAGCACCTCCTATTTTACTTTGCTATGAATTTTGAAAAAACTCACATTGATTTCATTATCGAAATCGTAGGAATTGAATCTTTTTGTTTGCACGTCCTTGGCACGAAGCGACAGGAAGCAGTTGTTTTTTTGATGGAATTATTAAGTACTGGAAAAGAAGTCGATCCAATGCATATGGAAATTGCGCAAGATTTACTGTCCAACGACATTGAACCTATGGAGTCTCTGTTGCAATTTGATATAGAGAAATGAGCGAATTAAATAAAGTCCTTCTAGCGTTCTCCGATGATATCGTCAAGAGCGCAAAGCGTCATCTCGGTGGTCGCAAGATTGGAAAGAATAAGAACTACGGGGTCGCTTCGGGTCAACTTAAGCGGTCGCTATCCTATAAAATTCGAGTACGTGGAAACGATATACGAGAGGTCACCTTCGGAGCTAAAGGGAAGGCGGCGAAATACGCTCCCTTCATTCATTTCGGAGTAAACGGAACACAGAAGAACCAGAAGTCGCCCTTCACGTATCGAAAGCAACCTCCGTCTTCTGTCTTTGTCAAGTGGATAAAGCAGAAAGGAATCAAACTCAGAGATGAGAAGGGACGCTTCAAGAAACAAAGCGAGAGCAACATCAAATCCGCAGCGTTTTTAATAGCTCGCTCAGTGAAGAAACGCGGGATCGTGGGGCTTCGGTTCTACGAGAAAGCCTATGCAGCGGTTTCGAAGCGATATGAGGCCAAATTCGGGGATGCCATCGCTGAGGATATAGCGGGCAAATTGAAAGCAAAACTTGGAAACATTACAATCACGAACTGATGGCATCAATTGACGCAGGCCCAACGCCCGGATGGATTCCGGCAGGGCAAAAACTACTCTTTACACTTGTCCCGGATGAAACCGTTAACGATGCTTATCGGTATATCGTACAAGTTGAGGAGAACGGAACAATCATATCCAAAATTTACTTGACCCCAAACCCGACAGAAAACGTTTTTTTTGATTTATCGCAAGTTCTAACGGGACGGCTCGAAGTGGATTCTTTAAAGTACCAAACAACTACAACGATTCACTCCTTGAACAACAGGATTTTCACTCGCTCGAATGACAACATCAAGCGATATCGTGTGAAGGTTGGACACTTTGACGGAAGCTCTGAATCACTTGCAGATGATACGTCGGAATATTTTTATTTATTTGACGGATACGAGCAATTGTCTCAAGGGCTTTTTCCTTCTTTCTCCGATTATTATGGGACAGCATCCACTAAGAAAGTCTGGCTTAGTGACCGCGAACCCTCGAACAACGTTATCGAAGTAAGTGCAGGGATTGAAGATAATGGGGTCGCGGCATTTATAAATAGTGATGACACCGGGTCGCTCATCACAAGGTTTGTGATAAACATCTACGACACAGCCGGAAGCCTTGACGACACATTTATCTACACGGTGAACGCTACCAATGGCGGTCTTGTACCCACAACCTCATGGACCGACGCAAGCAACGATGGTTCTCTTCTGTACGCCTATATATATCCCGCTTCTCTAAACGCAACGACACAAGCTCTAAATGCGGTCACGGGCGGTTGGGGTCATTATGACGTAATACCTGAAACGGCAACGGCACAAACTGGAAACATTCTGCGTATCCGTAACAAATGCAGGAACACAAAAAACAATCCTGTTCAGTTGGGTTGGGTAAATACGCGGGGCGGATGGGATTACCTCCGTTTCGATGGTCGTAAGCTCAAGACGGTAACCCGCGAAGAGAAGACATACCGAAAGATTGTCGGGGATTACAGCGGATCTCAATTTGCTTTTTCTCCAAGCGCGAGACAAATAAAGCCCTATCAACTCGAAGCGAAAGAGAGCTATCAATTCAATGGTGTTTTGACTCTTGAGGAAGTGACCTTGATGCAATACTGTATGAGGTCGAAGAATGTCATGGCACGCATTGATGGAACTTGGGTTCCCGTGACCATCCAAACTAACTCGATGGCAATCGAAGAGGACACCATTTCGAAGATATTCGTCGTCTCGTTTAATGTAGAACTCGCACAAATTATCCGATGTTAAGACTCACCCTTGCAGGAAGCGAAATTGAACTTTACGAAAACGAGCCAGTTAACCTCTCGTATCAATTCAGCGATATACAGAATATCAACTCTTCGGCTTCGAGTTTCTCGCAGACTTTTCGCGTTCCTCTGACAAAGAAAAATCAAGACTACTTCGGGGCGGTGAATGAGTTTGGCTTGATTACTACTTGGAATCCAAAAACAAAGGTTGAAGCAGAATTAACGTATAACACTATTCCGGTGATGCGTGGCTTTGCCCAAGTGAAAGGGGTTTACATACAGAAAGGAAAATATGCTGATGTTGAAATCGCGGTATTCGGAGAGACGGCAAATCTATCGCAGGATATAGCTAATGGTATGCTTACCGATTTAGACTTTAGCTCCTTTGACCATGATTTGACAGCGACTAACCTTGCGGCAAGTTGGGCGGGAACTTTGTCTTCGGGTAAAATTAAATACGGCTTACCGGACAAGGGGCAGAACTGGACAAGCTCCAATATTTGGACTGCAACGAATCCCTTAGAAAGCGGAGACTTTACTCCCTATATGCGGCTTTCAAGTGTATTGGAGAAGATTCTAACGTCTGCCGGATATACTTACGACTCGGAGTTCTTTCTAAGGGACACGGACGATATGTATCTAATGCTCTACAACGGGAATTTAACACCCATTGATAACGATGTATCGGGAGCCAATTTAATGCTTGTCGGATTGAATAGCGATGTCACGGGTTTAAACTCGCACCCAAACTTTGCAAGTATAACGGCATGGAGTGAGTCGGGCAGCTTCTTTGATGAAGGCAACAACTTCACTTCAAGTACAACCTTTACCGCTCCTTATCGGGCTTTCTACCGATTTAGAGCGAACATTTTCGGGCGTTTAGACAATGGATCTGCAACGGTTTCTATGAGGCTATCTAAGAACGGATCCAATATGTGGACTTTCATTGATAATTTTACAAACGCGCAATTCAACGATATTACTCACGCGGAACTCTCGCCTCCCTTTATACTCAATACGGGAGATACCGTTACAATGCAATATGTATTGGGCAGTTCCGGCCACGCTCTCACGCTTGATGGTGACGCAGGCGTTAACAATCTATCAACTTGGTGGCAAGTTCCGTATATCTCAAACGTATCTACCGGAGGAAGTGTAAACGTTACCGCAAATATGCCCGAAATCAAACAGATTGATTTCATCTCCGGAATTCAAAAGATGTTCAACCTTGTATTTATACCCGACCGCAACAACTCGAAGCATTTGAGTATTGAACCCTTCAACGACTATCTCGCATCGGGAAGCAAAAAGGATTGGACGAATAAAGTAGATTTATCGAAAGACATAGCTCTCACACCTACCACAGACCTCCAGAAGAGAAGGTATGACTGGACACATACTAACGGAAAGGATATTGTTAACGACTTTGTCTTTAAAAGTGCTTCGAGGGTATACGGAAGGTATAGAGTAGAAGACCCCGACAACGATTTCTCTTCCGGTAATAGCGTGATTACGTCTCCGTTTGCACCACATATTGTTTCGAGAATTCCAAGCACGGGATACGAAATACATAGGATGCTAATTGATACCACTCAAGAACAAAAGAGCATTAAGAAACCACTTCCTAGAATTGCTTTTTGGAATGGACTTGAGCCGGGTAATTTGTTTTATCAAAACGACGACAATACAGGAGTTATTTCCGCTGCCTCGTTCCCTGCCTTCTCACAATATTCAGACCTCTACGCGTCAGTTAACGATGAAGACTTATCCTATGGCGCAGAACCTCCGTTTAGTTTAATTGAGGCGTTTCCATTGAACACGCTTTACTATAAGTACTGGAGACCTTGGGCGAATCAGCTTTATTCTGCTGACGCTCGCCAGCTTACCGCATTCTTTAGGCTCACACGCTCAGAATTAGCGACCTTCGAGTTCTCGGATAAGATTTATATAAAGGACACGTATTGGAGGATTCTTTCTATTTCTTATGATGCGACTAGCGAAGACCTTGCTAAGGTTGAGATGCTCAAGATTTTGGGTGATATCCGAGATTGCACGTATGTCCCGAATGGGATAAACAAAGCAAACGGAAGAATCACGTTTCAAAGCCCTAATGGATCAACCGTCGAACAAGCCTCTCGAAAGTGTTGTGAACGCTACGGCTACCGATACGATAACAATACCGCTTTCTGCTTTCAACCCTTTGAACAATGAGGAATTTAGACAATCATCGTTATATAGGTGAGGCGATTCAATTGCTACAAGCCAAAGGAGAGAAAACCCCGCTTGCATGGTGGGTGAAGCCTTTGGATTATCTATTAACTGCTCTCTTTCTTTCCGCGTATTTATTTGCTGCATTTAAACTCATCCAATGGCTACTACTCAAAATATGATTCTCAAGGTGTCTGCGGATACCACCGAAGTCACGAAGGGAATTGAAAACGTAGAGGATAGCGTCAAAGGAACAGACGCTGCTGTCGGAGGGTTGACAAATCAGCTCGACAAAATGACGGGAGGAGCTGTCACGGGATTTAAAAAATTTACAACGGGACTTAGTACGGGAGTGACGGGTCTAAGGTCTTTAAAAGTTGCTTTAGCGGCGACGGGCATCGGTCTGATTTTGGTTGCCTTTGGTGCTCTAACTTCTTACTTCACAAGCACAAAGAAAGGAGCTGAACAACTCAAGGTCGCCACCGCTGCTCTTGGTGCAATTTTTGACGTTCTCCGGGATCGCGTTTCTAAAATGGGGGAAGCCCTATTCGAAGCGATATCGAACCCGAAAGAGACGATAATCAATCTCGGAAAACTCATCAAAGAAAACCTAATCAATCGCTTTGAAGGGTTGCTTGAGTTTATTCCTGCGGTTGGTGAGGCCATCAGTCTTGCTCTAAAAGGTAAATTTTCGGAAGCTGGAAAGGTTGCTGCGGATGCTACGGGAAAAATGGTTCTCGGTGTGGAGTCCGTTACGGACGTAGTAGATAAAGCGGGTGAAGCCGTAAAAGGGTTAACAGAAGAAATAACAAAAGAAGCGCAAGCCGCTGCTGACTTAGAGGCGGCAATGAACGCCCTCAAGGACGAGGAGCGCGACTTCATCAAAGTTCGAGCAGAAACGAACAAGCAAATCGCGGAAGCGCGGCTCTTAGCAGAAGACGAAACTCTTACTGTCGAGCAGCGTTTAGTTGCATTACAAAGAGCCGTTGACCTTGAGAAAGAAACGGTGGCTCAACAACTTGCGCTTGCTGAAGAACGAGCAAGAATAGCGCGTGAACAACGTGATCTTGGGGAGAGTCTTGAAGAAGATTTACAAAGGGTTACAGAAGCGGAGGCTGCGGTCATTGACTTGCAAACCGCTTCCCTTCGTACTCAGAAGCGTTTGGGAACAGAACTGAACTCTCTGAAATTAGAGTCTATAAACCTCCAAAGAGAGCAGATAAAAAATGAGATTGACCTTGCAAAGGCAACGGTCAAATCTATGGAGGCTCGAAGGGACGCAGAAATTAAAACTCTCCAAGTCACTCAAGAGGTAGCAACGGCAACTCTTCAAACAAGAACCCAAAGCTTCGCAGACCAAGTACTCGGTTCAGAAACTACCGAAGAAGCTATCAGAAGCCAACGAAGAGAGACGTTTGAGGACTTTAAAAGCGGAGCAGAACTAGCCGGACATCAGGCTCTTGAGTTTGCTTCTATGACGTTGGATATCATGGGCAGCTTGAACACGTTGTTCACTAGAGACGAAGAGAAACGAGCGAAGAGAAGCTTCGAGATAGGCAAAAAACTCGCTATCGTTTCAACTATTATGAACACGGCCGAAGCAGTCGGTTCTGCTCTTGCGAAAGACGGCACATTCCCGGGATCTCGATTTATTGCAGCCGCTGCCGCAGGTCTTGCAGGAGCAGCACAGGTTGCCACAATTAAACGGCAGAAATTTAACGCGGGCGGCTCGCCACCTCCACCTCCTCCACCGGGGCCAAATTTAACGGGAGGGGACGCGCAGGGTCAAAGCCCACAACTCGACCTCTCGTTCTTAGGCGGTGGAGCCGGGCAGGATGGATTCAGAACGTACGTCATAGCTTCCGAGGTTTCTAACTCTCAGCAAGCAAATCAAAAAATTAACGACCAAGCAGCATTAGTAGGATGAACATAATTGAACTAATAATCGATGAAGAAGCGGAACTCTACGGAGTGGACGCTCTTTCATTAGTAGAACACCCCGCTATCGAGTCTGACTGGGTAGCGATGAAGTCCGAAGAGTTTACTTTCAAGACTCAGGACGAAGAGAAACGCATCGTAATGGGTGCGGCTCTGATTCCCGACAAACCCATCTACCGCAAAAGCGAGGAAGAGGAGTACTACGTGTACTTTTCCAAGAAGACCGTCCGACGGGCTATGGAGTTATACTTCAAAAACGGCAATCAAGCCAACGCCACCCTTGAGCATGAACACGCCATCAACGGTTTGCACCTTGTAGAGAGTTGGATCGTCGAAGGAGAGCAGGACAAAAGCCGCATTTACGGACTAGATGTCCCGGTTGGGACTTGGATGGTTTCTATGAAGGTAGAGAATGACGCTATATGGGAAAAGTTTGTGAAGGAAGGCAGCGTTAAAGGCTTCTCCATAGAGGGCTATTTCGCGAACAAGTTTGAACTCTCTCAACAGAAACCAATCACAAGCGATTTGGAGCTTCTTACAGACATCGAAAAGGAACTAGCAATAGATTACCTAAAAAATCGGATGATAAGTAAGGATTGACCCCTTAAAATCGTTATTAATACAAATCCCAGAAGATGAATCTAAAAGAACGCATCTCCGACCTCTTCGAAAAGTA